ATTAAACGAAGTGATACAAGAAGGCGGGGCGGGAGGTCATATGGCACATCCATTTGATTTTGTTGATACTGGCACTAAACTAGTAGATGTATTTGCAAAAGCAGTAAAGTCTTTGAAGCAAGGCGCGGGTAGTGTAAAGATTGACGGTGTTAATGCTAGTATCCGTATGGTAAACGGTCAATTTGTAATGGATCGTGGATCAGCAAAGCCATTGGATATCAAAGGAATGAGACCTGAAGATTTGGAGACAAGATTTGGTTCCGGTCACGGATTTGTTAATATAGGTGCTAAAGTTATTAATATTTTTGATGCTGCTGTTCCGTCTACACAAACCGAGTTAAAGACATTGGGTTTATTAGATAATCCTAATATATTATTCAATATTGAATATGTAGAGGGTCAAACGAATGTACTTGGATATGGAGAAATTGGAAACTTTTTAGCTATTCACGGATTAAAAGAAATTAAGCCAAAGACTTTTGGTAAAGATGGAAGTGTTAAATCCAGAGTAGCTGTTGAAATACCATATGATAAAACTGCAATGCAGTCTTATATAAACAAATTAAATGTGGTTGCTATGAAGAGTGGTTTTAAGGTATTGGGTAGCATTGACACTACTTTCAAATCAGAACCAAAACTAGCTAGTGTTTTGACGCAGCCAGTTACATTGTACCCTACAGGCGAAGCTGTAACCAAGTCTTTGAAAGACTGGTTAAAAGGATTAAAGTTTACTACTCCATTAATTACAAGAGAACAATTTTTAAAAGTGGTTGATAGTAAAAATATCAGTCAAGATTTTGCCGGTCAAGATGTAAATAAAATAGTTAATGATACCATTGTTTATTTAACCACAATTAAATTGGGAGACGAAATATTAAAAAATGCTACCAGTGAAATCGGAGATCTAGATAAACACGAAGGTATAGTTGTAAGAGATAGTAGTATTAGTAACAGTCCATTTAAAATTACAGGAAGTTTTATTATAAAAGGGCTCGGAAGTAAGTTTAAGAAATAAATTAAATACGTATTTGTTATATGCATATAACAGCAAAACTAACTTGTGAGAAATTTTATAACACATATTGTAAACATTTAAATGAATATTCTTATATTATAGATTTCGGATCATATGATGTAAACGGAACATTAAAACCTATTTTTAATAAACACAAATATATTGGAATTGATTTTTCTCCTGGGCCAAATGTTGATTTTGTTTGTAAAAATGAAGATGTCCCATTTAAAGATAATTTTTTTGATGTAGTTGTTTCATCTTCTTGTTTTGAACACGACGATTTTTTTTGGTTAACATTTTTAGAAATGTGCCGATTGGTAAAGCCAGGGGGATATATTTATATTAACGCGCCTTCAAATGGTCCGTATCACGGATATCCAACTGATAATTGGAGATTTTATTTAGATAGTTGGAAAGCTTTACAAAAATGGGCAATTAAAAATAATTATAACATTGAATTGGTTGAACATTATATAAATAAGGAAAATATAGAGTCAGACCCGGTTCAGTGGGAGGACTCAGTTGGAATTTTTAAAAAGTTATGAAAAAAGCATCAGGTAAAAGTAATCTAGGCATCGTTAAAGATTACCTAGAAGGTAATCGTCCATTCGTACAAGTTGGCTATGATGCCAATTTAGAGAACGATAAACGCAAAGAAGGTGACGAATGGGAGGATAGTCAAGGACACAAATGGGTTTGGAAAAATAAAAGTAAACGTAGAGTTTCAAAACGTGCTACGATTATTAATGAAAAACGTTGTAAAACGTGTAATATGGATGTTCGATGGGGCAATTATTTGGACGACCGAGTTTGGCCTAAAACAACGATGTGTTATGATTGTTTTACAAAATTTCAAACAGATCTTAAACTCATGGGCGTTTTTGATGTCTATAATGAACTGCAGGATTTAAAGAATGAGCGTAGTATTCTAGAAGAATATAAAAGAAAATTTGAAGAAAGTCAAAAATTTTGTCATGAAAATCAAGGTAAGCCTGTTGAATTTTTAGAAGAAGACGGTTCGTTTGAAAGATGGGAAGGCATCCAAGATTATACTAAAATATTAGAAGACGTGACTAATGATTTGGTAAAAATTAATGACGGGTTACTAGACATTAATACTAAAATAAAAGAATACGAAGAATTGTATGAGTCAGCCAAGTCTAAGAGAAATAATAAAAAGTGAGTATAAGAAGTGTATAGAAGATCCTATATACTTCATGAAAAAATATGTTAAGATTCAACATCCTATAAGAGGTACTGTTGGATTCGAATTATATCCATTTCAAGAAGATGCTTTACAAAACTTCGTTGATAATCAATTAAACATTGTTCTTAAGAGTCGTCAGATGGGCATCAGTACCCTTACAGCTGCTTATAGTTTGTGGTTAATGACATTCCACAACGATAAGAACATTCTTTGTATTAGTATTACCCAAGAAACAGCGAAAGAAATTGTAACTAAGGTAAGATTTGCAAATGACAATCTTCCGAGTTGGCTAAAAGTTCCTTGTGTAGAAGATAATAGATTATCATTGCGATTAAAGAACGGATCTCAAATCAAAGCGGTTTCATCTGCTGGTACAGCAGGTCGGTCATCCGCACTCTCATTACTAATCATTGACGAAGCTGCATTTATCGATGGCATTGAGGAAATTTGGTTATCTGCTCAATATACATTATCTACTGGTGGTCGAGCTATCATATTAAGCACGCCAAACGGCGTAGGTAACTTTTTTCATAAAACGTGGGTTGAAGCCGAGGAAGGTAAAAACAGAGACTTCAAGACTATTAGATTGCCATGGCATTTACATCCAGAAAGAGATCAATCGTGGAGAGATAAACAAACCGAATTATCAGGAGTAAAAGGAGCGGCTCAAGAATGTGACTGCGATTTCAGTACATCCGGCAATCAAGTGGTAAGTGTAGAAGTTTTAGAATTTTATAGACAAACGCATCTAAAAGATCCTGTGGAAAAACGAGGTAATAATCAAGATATGTGGATCTGGGATTATCCAAATTATAGTAAAAACTACATATTAACAGCGGACTGTGCTAGAGGCGACGGCGGAGATTTTAGTGCGTTTCATGTGTTAGATATTGAAACAATGGAACAGGTCGCTGAATATAAAGGACAATTAACTACAAAAGATTATGGCAATTTACTAGTGAGTGTGGCGACTGAGTACAATAACGCATTGCTTGTTGTAGAAAACAACAATGTAGGATGGGCAACACTACAACAAATTATTGATAGAGATTATCAAAATACATTTTATAGTGCTTCTGATTTAACAGTCGTTGATGTAGAAAAAACATACACTAATAAATTAAATTCTGCTGATAAAAAATTAGTAGCTGGTTTTACAACAACCAGTAAAAACAGACCTCTTATTGTTAGTAAACTGGAATCTTTTTTTCGTGAAAAACAGGTCGTTATGAAATCAAAACGATTATATGAAGAGTTAAATGTTTTTATTTGGAATGGTCATAAAGCTGAAGCTATGAGGGGATATAACGACGATTTGGTGATGTCATTAGGCATCGGATTGTGGGTACGTGAAACTGCTTTAAAACTTAGAAATGAACAAATATCTTATAATAAAGCAATGGTATCGAAGATATCAAAAGTTTCAAGTCCTGTTACTTTTCATAGAGACGTGAGCCAGATTGCTGATCATCATAAAACGATGGATTTTACCGTTAATGATAAAAAAGAAAGTTTAACTTGGTTGATGTAAATACTTATATACTAGAATAATATGTCAGATCAATCATTTCAAGAATTAAAAAATCGTTCGTTGTTTGCACGTTTGAAACGTTTGTTTTCAAATGATGTAATTGTTCGTAATATTGGCGGTAAAAAATTAAAGGTTATTGATACTGATGAAATTCAGTATGCTACAGATCGTAATAGTTTAAGAGACCGTTTTAATAGATTACGTACAACTTCGTATAATCAATATACAAGAGATTTTAATTTATCATATCAAAGCAGTCGTGTAGAACTATTTCGTGATTATGATACGATGGATATGGATCCAATTCTAGCATCTGCATTGGACATTTATGCAGATGAATGTACAACGCGAAACGAAATGGGTGATATTTTACATATTAAGTCTACAAATGATGAAATCAAAAATATTCTTCATAACTTATTCTATGATATTCTAAACATTGAATTTAATTTGTGGAGTTGGACTCGATGTATGGTTAAGTATGGAGATTTTTATCTTCGTTTACATATTAGTCCTGAGTATGGTGTGTATTTGGTTGAACCACTGAGTACATATTATGTAACCCGTGTGGAAAATGCACATTTGACCAATAAAAATTTCGTTAAATTCCAAGTTAATCTTCCATATGGAAACAAGCTTGAAGATTTAGAAAATTATCAAATTGCACATTTTAGATTATTGAGTGATAGCAATTTCTTGCCATATGGTAAGAGTATGTTAGAAGGCGCACGACGTGTGTGGAAACAGTTGAGTTTGATGGAAGACGCAATGTTAATTCACCGTATCATGCGTGCTCCAGAAAAGAGAATCTTTAAAGTTGACATTGGTAATATTCCACCAAATGAAGTTGATAATCATATGCAACGTATTATGGATCAAATGAAAAAGACTCCATATTTGGATCAACAGACTGGGGATTATAATTTAAAATTCAATCTACAAAACATGGTAGAAGACTTTTTCTTACCTGTCCGTGGTAGTGATAGTGGTACTAGTATTGATAATTTACCCGGTCTTGAATGGACTGGAACAGATGATATCGAATATCTACGTAACAAGATGATGGCAGCACTTAAGATTCCAAAAGCATTTTTAGGATACGACGAATCACTTAGTGGTAAAGCTACATTAGCAGCTGAAGATATACGTTTTGCACGCACAATTCAACGTGTACAACGAATCATTGTTAGTGAATTAAATAAGATCGCAGTTATTCACTTATATTCACAGGGTTATCGTGATGAATCATTGGTAGACTTTACATTAGAGTTAACAAATCCGTCTACAATATTTGAAAAAGAAAAGATCGATGTTTGGAAGAGTAAAGTTGAAGTTAGCAAAGATATGCAAGAGAATAAATTCTTTAGTAAAAAGTGGATTTATGAAAATGTTTTCGGTTTGAGTGATCAGGATATGATTGATTTACAAAAACAATTAATTGATGATGCTAAAGGAAGTTATAGATTTAAACAAATCGAAGAAGAAGGTAACGACCCAGCAATTAAATTCTTGCAATCTAGCGATAAAGGTGAAGGGGACACTGAGGGAGACACTGGTAGTGCAGCTGCTGATACGGAAGCATCAGATACAATGCCACCAACGGATACTTCCGCTGAAAAGTCGCCTACGGAAGAAAAACCAACGGGTAAAGAAAGTACACCTAGTGGATCGCCTCCAAAATTAGCGGAAAGAGATCAAACTGGCAGAAAAGACGCGAGTAAATATCCATATGGAGAAGACCCACTCGGCGGTT